CCAGCAACTCCGTCATGGCTGCGAAAGCTTCCTTGCGGCGCGTCTCATAGTTCGGTCCGACAGTCGCCACGACATCGTACTGACCGACAGCCGGGTTGAAGATCGCCGATACCTTGGCTTCTTCCTCCTGCTCCTGCATCTGCAAGGCTTGCTTTGCCTGAGGGTCGATCTGCACCTCGTGCTCGACTCCAGACTCGCTCATGATGCGGACTACGCGTTTCGTGTCGTAGATCTTTGGGATCAGGTCAAGGATGATCTTGCCCGTATAGCGGATCGACTTGGCAAGCGCATCAGGATAGTGGAACGTTGCGCGCTCGCCCTGCTGCCTGCGCTGATCGATAGCCCGGCCAGATACTTCGTTCCCCTGCGCGGAAAACGTAGCCTCATACTGGCCGGATGCCATCATCATTTCATGCTCTGCCGACTGCATGCCTTCCATGAAGACCGTCGCACCCGTTGGCGCCGGCTGTCGCTCGGGTGGAGGGATCGGGTTGCCGCTCTCATCCGCATGGTTGTACGGCAGATACGCGTGATTCTGTGAGTTCGCAGTAGCCCAGTAGTCTTCCAGTCCCTCAATCGCTTCGACAGGGGCAAGGTAAGGACTCTTAGACTGTAGCGCCCCGTATTCGAGCGCAGCCGAAGCGTTGTAGTTATAAGCACGTTGCGCGTCCTTCAGGTATCGGACGATGCCCTTGCGATCGAGGCGCCCGTCCATGACGATTTCCTCGCCGACACAGCGCACGATCGGGATGTATTTCCCGGGCCAAATTGTGGTTTCCGCAATGCTGTCGCCAACGATAAGGTGGTGCTGCACCTGGTACTTCGGCACCTTGCGGCGCATCACGTCGTCGCGCGTATCGTATGCTTCCTTCAGCAGCTTCGCGCCCTCTACGCCCATTTCGGATTCGCGCACCATCGAAATCGAGCCATCGTCAGACGGGATCGCGTACAGCCATTCCTTCGACTCCGAGCGCTCGTAATACTCAGCGATACGCACCGAGTCTGCCTTCATCCAGTTCTCTGCCGCGTTACCGAGCGTCGTCGTAGCCTGCGCTATCTTGCCGTATTTCGCCTCAGCATCCTTGCGCGGGATCTCATCGAAGATGAACGCGAACCTGGCGTCAGAGCCGTCCTGCATCTTGATGTTCGGGTCAAGGTAGACCGACATAGGGTCGGGGACTTGCCGAATGAAAATATCCTGATCGAACGAATCCTGGTCGGTATAGTCCGTAACCACGCGCCAGTATCCGACGCCGCCACCCACCATAAACTGTGTAGCGATGTCGTACGCGCTCTCGGCATCCGAGATGTACTCAATACGCCGGATGACCTGCTCAAGAATCTGCGCTGACTCATAGGTGCTCTGATCGCCGGTAGGGCTAACACTAACCTGAGGCCGGTTCATCTTGACCTGGTTGACCACATGCAGCCAGTGCGTGTGCGTCTTGTTGATCGTGACCATAACCTGACGGGCGAGGTTACGCTCTGCCCTGACGGCTGCGTTCCATTGCTCCTGGTTGTCCGAGTCGGCGTACAGGAAGCGCATGTCTTCCTTAAAGCGCTGGCGGAATGGGCCTTCCCAGTCCACGCACTGGGTAAAGCGCTTCTTGGCACGGTCGATGATAGTTTTGTCGCGTTCAGCCATTGTGATTATCTCAATTATCTAGACATCCATGAACCGGGAGCGGGACGCACAGCCAGCGCCTTACGAGGCTTCACGCCGGTATCAAGGTTTTCGTGTTGCTTCTTCGACTTGTCGCGCACCATGCCAGGGAACAGTTCAGTCAGCGCCCAGATCAGCGCATCAGCGCGGTTGGGCGAACGCTCGCCAGTATACCCCGCAGTGCTGAACGCCGTAAGCTCGTCCTCAAGATCACGGTATTCGCCGACGTGGCGCACCTTGCCCTGTTCGTAGAGCGCCGAGAACGGCTCAGCGCGTACTGCCTTACCTCGGGTAGCCGTCACCATCTTGAACGGCGTACGGGGGCGAGCTGTACGGATCACGTGCTCTACCATCGCACCGCCGTAGTTGACCTCGCCTACCACTACGTCAGCCGCATGACGATCATATGCCGAGGTTGCTACGGCGCCCCACGTCGCCGGCCCTGCCTTAACGGTGCAATCCTGCAGGAGGTACGCGTTGCCGTCGGTTCCGAGTCCCACGACCATGATGCCGATTTCGTCATTGTCTGCGTTATCCACATCACCAGAACCGCTGGGGTCCACAGCAACAACAACGCGAACGAAATCGGGAAGAGCGCCATCCAGATGCCGCCACCGATCAATAACTTCATCAGAGAACAACTGATTCGGCGTAGCGTCGGCGAACTCACCAGACAGGAACCGCTTACGAAGACGAGCAGAGAGAGACTGAAGGGTATCGAGGTAGCCATCGGACAGGTTTTCGGCGTTGTCCTGCGGATTGATCTGGAAATATGCCCAATCCTGCGTGTCGCGCAGTGGCTCCTTCGTCTCGGGGTCGAGGCGCTTGATGAACGCGATGTACGTCCAGTGCGCCTTGTTGGGCGGATTGCAATCGAAGTAGAACCTAGGCTTGAGATAGCCCCTGTCCTGACCGTCGATGCGCTGCATGACCTTCTGAGCGAGACGCGTCTTGACCACGCCTACGCTGTTCCATGCGATCTGGCTCGACTCGTTGAGGTAGATCGTGGCGAATTCCATGCCGAGAATCTTCTCGATGCGAGGGCCATCATCAAGGCCGGCGAACCAGATTTGCGACTTCTGCCCTTCTACCTCGATCTCGGCGAACCACGACTGCTTGTCGATGCGGTATGGCACGCCGGGAAATGCAATCTGCATCGCCTTCGGGAATGTGTCCATCACCACAGAATTGACGACCGCGTTGAACCGGAACCGGATGATCGCATGACGCGAGCCGGGAGCCTTCAGCGCTCGCATGATGACGTTGCGCACCAGAAGGAAGGTCTTCCCGCTCCGCGAGCCACCAAATAGCATCACGTGCGTCGCGTTCGATGCGAGCACGTTCTGCGCTTCCTGCTGCTTGGTGGTGAGTTTAAAGGCCATCGGCACGCCTTATTCGTTCATCCCAATGGGTCAGGATCATGAACTCCTCAAATCCCATAGGGACCGCGCCTAGTGGATACTCGTAAGTTCCACTGTTCGAGAGCACTTCCTGCTTGTATTCCATGTATTCAAGGAATAGTTTCAGAGCGTCTCTCATATCGCCTCATCCTGCGGCGTGGAAACAACGCGCACACCTACATCGAGCGTGCCCTCAATCTCGACAGCCTGTGCGGCCTTGCCATAGCCGCGGTCGATCAGCTCCTTTGCCGCCGCAAGCTTCGTCTGGTCGTTCTCTGACGACTGCATCAGCTGCACAATAGTGGCGAGAGCCGCCGGGCAGTGTTGCCGGGCAAGCTCTTTGAGTTCTTTCGTGGCGTGGTTGGGCGTTCCCTTGGTCCGCCCTCCTCTACGCTCACCGGGTTTTGCTCCTGCTGGCATAGATATATTTGATACAACTTTTGTAAATCAACCGACGCGCATTGCGTCCTGAAACTTCTTGACAATCGCCGCCCTTTCGTATTCAGCCGCCGCCTTCACCATCACTGACCTACCGTCCTGAGCACCGAACGTGCGCCTGGCGACTGCCAGTTCTTCCGGAGACTCGGGCACAAGCTCGACGTAGAACGGATGGTTGATGTACTGCATAGGGTTTATCCTAGTGTTGCGTTAATCTCAATACCCGCCTATACTGGAATCACTGAAGCAAACAACCAACCGAAGGAACGAAATGTTCAGCAAAGCACGATTCGAAAAGGCAATCACCAAGGGCGGCTTCTTCAAGATCAACGATGGAGAAGTCAACAACTGGTGGATCGGGCAAGACGGTAACTTCTGGGTCGAATACTACTTCCCCCGCACTTACCAAAAGATCGCGATGCCAGTAGCCAAACATGACGAACGATTCTAACAAGGCCCCGCAAGGGGCTTTTTCATTTGCCCCTGATGTCAACCAGACTGCTAGTTGCACGTTGACGCAACACATGCAGGTGGATCGCCCGAGCGCACATACGGTCCCTCTCCTGCTTCTCAGCCTGCGCGACGATCGATTCAACGTCACCCTTCAGGAAACGTCGAAGCTCAGCGCGGCGCAGTGCGTCTTTAACGTTGCTCATCACGAATTCCCGATAGGCACGCTGACGAATCCGTACCCGAAGCTAACGCGGATCGAGCCAGCCGTGAGTGCAACGCTATTTGCTACCTGCAGCGTATCCCCTGTCACAGTCGTAGCGAAGAAAGCACCAGGCGCCGCAGTCTGACGAATCACAGTCGGGATATTGGGCGTAGCTG